ATCAGCATTGATCACCAAGTTACCCACATTGGCAGCAGAACTGTCAGTGCTTTCGTTGTTGGTGTTTGTGGTGATGTTAGCGGCCGCATTATTACTTGGGTTGAATGAGTGTGTGCCGGCAAAAGCCATCAACGAACCCATACGACGACCTGTTTGTTGTGCACCAGACACACCACCGGCTGTGCCTGACTGGCCGCCGTATTTGGTGCCGATTTGGTCGTCACGAACAAGTTGTTGTTCCACATCGAACATCATTTCGATCAACTGCTTGACTTCTTGATATGCTTGTGGATCTCCACCAGACTGTTCTACTGCACGAGCTGTGCCAGATGACGCAACTGTGGTTTGGAAAATCTGTGTGTAGTTGCCCAAGTTGTAGCGGCTGTTGGCTTCTGCGTTGTTGGCAGAAACAGCGGCGGCTTCTTGAACAGCCTGAACTTCAGGCAAACGATAGATATCGTCAGTCCAAAGTGGTAGCGTAGAGTTAACTTTACGCTTCTTTGTCATACACATGTTCAAAACAGGTGTATCGTCCTTGACGCGATTTGATACATCAAGGTCTAAGTCCTTGACAACGATGTCAGTTCCGTAAGAGGTTGTGCCGTTGCCCAGGGATGAGGTTGAAATATAACCAGACATTTGTTTTTCCTTTATTGTTTAGGTTATTTATCGACTCCGTGCTGTTCTCAACCTTTGGAGTTGAGCGACCAGCAAGTTGTCTGCGGCTTTTTTATCGCCGCTCCTGGCTTGTTCACGCAGTTTACCAATGTCCTCACTGTCGCCGCGACCATTGGCCGGGCTACCTTTGCGATTTTGAAGTTGTGCTATGCTTGCACCAGCGGCCTTGCTTTGAGGTTTGTCTCTGAACTTGAATCCATCACGGATCAAGCCCAACACATATTCATCGCTGACAATGAGATCAATGTTTTCAACACCTGGAACCAACTGCTCTTTGGCACTGGGCCAATCCTTTGTGATCTTGTCGCGGATTTCCTTGTAGACATATTCGTTTCGCAACTCTTTGTCTTTGAAGGCCTTCCGGTTATTATCCAAAACTGATTGGACCTGCTGTCTGCGAGCGTCATAGAACTGGTCAACTCTGGGTTTGAGATGCCGGATCGTGTCGCTCTGCTGTTGGATGTATCGCTCATTCTGCTCCATTGATGCACGAATACGAGCCTGCATGGCAGGATCCTGTGTTGTGCCCAACTGTTGCTGGAATGTGGCTTGATACCCTTGTGTCTTAATAATCTCATCATAGGCACTTTGTAGTTGGGGTTGGATTGTGAACTCCATGGCCAACAACAGGCCTTCTTGACGCTGGCGTGTATCACGCTCATATTCTTCAAACTCGGATCGTTTGATCTTGAGTTCTCTGGCTTCTTCGTGGATCGCTCCACCTTGACCCAGTATGGCAGCGGCTTTTTTGGCATCAACAATCATTTCTTTACCGTTGCGGGTAAACTTGAACTTGGCATTGGGATTGCTTTCAGCAAACTCAATAAAGTCAATGATGTCTTGTGCGTTGGTGTCAGACGATGCTTCTGCACTTACAGGTTCTTGTTCAGACTCCTGGGTGTAGATATCTTCTGTGCCGTCTTGATTCTGGCTTGGGGTTGAAACGATTTCTGGCTCTTCAGCGGTTGCTTCAGCGGCCACAGGTCCATCTGCGTTTGCCTGTTCAGATGTTCCTGTCGCGTCGGGTTGGATTGCGGTCAAACGATTACGCTGTGCTTCTTCTCGCATGGCGGTCATTTTGGCAGCGATTGAGTCCAATCCTGGGATCGCATTGTGTTGCTGAGCCGCACCGTCTAGGGTGTTAGGGGCAACTGATTCTGTTGTCATGGTGTGTAAACTTCCTTAGTTTGTTCGCGAGGGGCTGAACGAGGACCATCCTGTTGGCTTACCACGCGGTTTTTCATATACACCGCTCGTTGGAGCGATGCTACGAATGCGTCCATGCCTGAGAGTTGATTTGACAACGCTACTCTACGGGCATTTGAATCTGTGTCATGTCCACTGATGCCGGCTATGGCGTCAGCGACTTCAAAACGAAACTGATGTATAAACTGCACCAGGTCATGATTCTTCAAGAGTGCTTCGGCTTTTGAGCCGTGATTCTTTACAGCATCCTGCTGTGCAGGAGTCATGCGGTCCAAACTGCCAATGGTGGCAGTTATTCTGGAGTTGTATGCGTCTATGGCGGTGTTATCTATCATCAGTTGTTGTATACTTTAGGATCACCTTGTGCCATACTCATGTATTCCAACTGTGAGTCGGCATTCTGACCTGTGATCGAAGTCATGATTTCTTGTGTCTTGGCCTTGTTGAGTTCAACCACTGACAAATCTTTCTGTTCTGTGGGTGTAGGTTGCTTGCCTTCAGCAGCCTGTTGACTCTGTTGTATCATTTGCAACACTTCTTCATCACTTGGCAAATATGTATCCACATCTTTTACACTCAACACATAAAGCATGTCTTCATAGGGCTTCTTGATCTTGTGATATACTTGTTCAGTGAGAGCACCAGAAGCAGCCATTTGGCTTACTGCCTGATACAACTGTGTTTGTGCCTGTTGTATGATCTGGATACGAGCCATCTGGTTCTCTTCTGACAGCATACCAAGTGCAAGTTCTAACTGTATCATCTTGCGATCTGAAAAGTTCATGTCATCCCAGGCAGTGTAGTCCAGGTATTCTGGACGGCCTTCTGGGTGGAACTGTGCGGCCAGTTTCTTAACACCATAATCATCACCATACTGTATCAAGGTTCTCCACACCAACCAAATGGCGTCTTTGAGTCCTTCTGCGGCACAGCGAACTGTGTTGTCTTGTATGATTTGGTTGGGTGTGAGTGCTAGTTGTAGTTTAACACCACTGTTGCCAGGAGCCATGACTTCAGGATTGAATGTGTCCTGTGGTGTGGTCATGCCAATCATGGCCATGGTGTCTTGTTGTATGCGGCTTAGAGCCTGATCCAAGAAAGCAATGTTGCCTGATGGTGGTGGCACTTGATAGATGTCAGTGGCAGGATCAAACTTTGAATCCAACAAGAATATGGCTGCTTCGCCATCTTGTAGCATTTGGAAGTCGACCTTGTCTGCTTTCACACCCATGCGTGGTGTTGCTGTGAGCAAGCCCAGCATGATTTCTGCACGAGCCGCTGATGTTGCGTATTCTTGTTGTGGTATCACTGATTCTGCAATGCTCATGCCATAGAAGTTGCCTGGCAGAGGTTTTGGACACATTGATGCCACAGGAATGAATTCTACTTCTTTGGCACTAATAATGTATTGACCTGAATACACAACTTCAATCAACTCTAGTTCGCCGTCACCATCAATGTCATAGCGATTCCATATTGTAAGCACAGTGATGCGTCGAGCATATTCATCTGATGACTGTCCTGACCCTACAGGTATGCCCTGCACCGGAACTGAGTCTCTGGCATGTATGGCCATGTTGTTGAGCACTGAACCTGACTGGTAAGCACCGTTTTGGTTGTATTCAGCATGTTCTTGGAACAGTTCCAGGTCAATGTCTGGATACAGTTCTGTGGCTTCAGCAATGGTCATGTCATCATAGAAACCGCAGAATGGTTGATTACGCACTGAAGTCACTGTGGGATCACAGATCCAATAGTGTTGTGCTATGTTGCGGAACTGGATGTTGATGTTGTAGCCTGTGAGCTTGTATTTGGCAGCGTAGATTGTGTTGCGGGCAATGGCTTCAGCAATGAAGTCTTCACCTTGTTCTAGTTCTAGATTGGGCAGTTCAGGATCAACATCAATGAGATCAGAATCCAGGGCAGCCAATCTTGAGTTGATTTCGGCTTCACGCTGTTGCTCGGGCAACTGTGCCATGAACTGCTGTGTTTCGGCCAGGACTTTGGCCATGTCCACTGACACTTTGCGTCGGCTTTGACGCATGTGTGTAAGACCTGAATCAGCAGCCTGTTGTTCAAAGGCCCGTAACTGATCGCGGGTGCCCTGTGTGGTCACATAGCGTGTGATCTGCTCGCGTATGGGCAGGATCATCATCATGCCGTTTTTGTGCATGGCAGCATCCATGACCCATTGGCTCAACATGTGGTGCGGATCGTTCATTTCATTGATGATTTTGCTGACCATGTTGGTGGCCTGTCTAGCGGCATCACTATCACCTTCGTGATCAGGTGTGAAATCAAAGTTGATGTCACCGTTGGGTGCCAGGCCTTTGGTTATCACAGCAGTGGCATAGTCCACAGCAGGCTTTACACTGGGGTGTATATAATCTATGCCGTTAACGGGTGCTGTTGACTGTTGCACTGGCAACATCAAATAGTGGTAATCACTGGCACGATTCACCTGATTCTTGGTGGCTGTCCACTGTAGGTAGGTATTGGCCTTGGTATCAAGCAGGTTTTTTAGTTTGATGAATCTCGCCAACTTAGAGTTGTTGGAGTTGAGATTCTGTATAATGGTATTCTTTATGTCAAGCACTCTGGTGTCCTTGTGTTGTCAATATATTTAGCGACTTTGCACTAAAGCGTGGTCATTACACCGGCAACTATGCTGATTACTAGTATGGTCCATAACATGCGTCTAAACTCCTCGGGTGGTATCATTGTGTGGAATAGGCCTTTTTCCAAGCTGGACGGTTGCTATCATCTCTAGGGCGTTGTAGCAGTTCACGAGCCTGTGCCATGCGTTGTTGACTGTTCAATCCGTCCCAGGGCTCTGCTATGCCCTGTAAACAGCCCAGCAATGCATAGCGTGCTGAGTCTATGGTGTCGTCGGGATCACTGAAACGGCCCTGTGGATCCACATAATAGTTCTGTGCTTCACGCAGGAAGTCCTGACAGTTTTCGTTGACATGCAGGGTGCCCAGTTCCAGCATCTGTCGCATGACATTGATGCCGTAGGATTTGTGATTGGTTTTACGCCCTTGTGCGTCGGGTGGATTCATTATGGCATCTGGATGCACATTGAGATCGTAGCTTTCAAACAGTTCTCTTATTGAAAGAGCACTCATAGTGTAGCGGCCTGCTGTGCCACCGTCTGCGGGCAACACAATGGGTGTGCCTATGACCTCTGGGCGTAGCAGGTGTGTGATATAGTTCATGGGATTGGCTTCTTCTAGCCCTTTGACCACAACCTGTGCGTGTAGCCAGGCTTCACGCTCATATGGGTGCCAATACATCAAACTTATAACTGTGCGGTCATTGACCAGACCCAAGTCCAGGGCCATGATGCGTTCAATGCCCTGCATTTCTTTAAAGTTGTAGTCGCCTATTCTATAGGTTGGCCACTCACGGATCTGGAACACAGCACCCAAGCCCATGATAGGCTTGCCAGCAATACGGGCTTCACGCTCATGTGGCAAGTAATCACGCTCTAGTTGTTCGCGTGTTTCTCTGAGCAAGAATGGTTCACCCCAAGGATCATATTCTGGCACATCATCCCAGGCCACACGAATAAAGTCATAGCCCTGTTCACGGTTCCAAAACTTTGATACAAGTCCATTCAAACCTTTGAGTGGTGTAAACGAACACATGACCATGCCCTGTGTGGTGGCTGTTCTGGTGACAACTTCTGAAAAGAAATCGTCCGGTGGTTGCTCATCAAAAACTGCTAGGTTAAGTTTGAAACCTTGTAACTGTCGCACTTCCTGTGTGTAGTTGGCAAACAGCAAATAACTCTTGCCTCCGCTTGTGTGCTTGATTTCACAACCTATCACATTGGCACCATCATTACGCATGGTGTCAAACACTATGTCTGTTCTGGGTATGGCACCTGTGCCCAGATTGTCCTGTATTTTTACATCATTGGTGCCCAAGAGTTCTTTCTGCAACACAAGGGCAACCTGGCTCCAACCTTCACCCGCCACCATGGCAGTGATTGGACCTGTGAATCGTTTGCCTGTCCACCATGACGGATATCGTCCTGTTAGGTGGTAGGCAGTTTCAAAACAGGTAGAAACTGTCTTACCAATACGGTTGGCAGCCAGGATGCCTCTGCGATCTGTTACTGTGGTAAAGAACTTGCGTTGATGTTCAAATGGGCGGAAGTAACGCAGTTGGTTATACCGCATGTCTTCCGCTGTGGCAATCACAAGTTCTTCGAATGCTGTCTTTTGGTCCTGTGTCATCATGCCAATGCTGTCTGGCTTCAATGAATGTTCATCCAGATTCCAGCGTAGGGCACGACGCATTAGCACAGCGGGATCAATCACTCCTGAACCTCTGTGGACTGTTCTTTGTTGATCTGATACAAGAAGTCTAGTGCAATGGCCAGGTCCGCACAGTCTCTGCTGGTCAGGGGTGCATCAGCATCCTTGCGTAGGCCTGCTTGTAGGCGTTCGGTTATGAGTCGCAAACAGTGTTCTATTTGTCCAGGAAACTTTTCACGAAACGCCACCCTGTGTGCGGCATTGACCTTTTGTAGAATCTTGGTATCTTCCACTGCACGACGCTCCAGAGCTTGATGTATCTCTGGGTTGGCAGTCATGGCCGCACGGATGTGTGGGTTCACAGTCATTCAGCGGCCCATGGATTGGAGATGGCTCCTGAGTCTACACTCATAAACTCACGGTCTACCCAAACATCCCAGAAGTTGGTATGGTTGACCTTTTTCATCATCATTAGAGCACGCAGGCGTTTGCCCATGGGTGTGAATGAACCATCCACACGCTGGATGATCTGTTCGCCGCTTCGTGGATCTACCCATTTGATAATCTCAGGACGGATGCGTCCAAACTTGTCAATCTTTTCACCATGTGGGCGTTGGTCAATGGGACCCATGATTTCGTATGTGATCACACCTGAATCATACTTGCGGAATGTGACATCACACTTGCGGCCTTGGTTGCGATATTCTGCATCTGGGTGTGGTATTTGTCTGCTGTGAAATGAGTTCTGCACATGTTCACGACTGGGCAGGCTGGCATCACGGGCAGGAGGATCACGCACTTCTTCCACTGGCACCATGTCGGCTTTGTCTACATAGGGGTTTTCATTGCCCATGAAGATGGGATCTATTTCCACACCGTTGAGCACATCCATGGCTGTTTGATACTTTAACTTGTTGGCACGACCTTTGAGATTCAGCACGATGCCTGTTTCATCAAACACAAAGCGTTCTAGTTCTTTTGCCGTGGGGAAGTCAGTCATCAAGCCGTCAATGTCATATTGGGCTGGTTCAGTGACTCGGGTGTTTTGGTGTTGTTGTTGGACCACTTCAGCAATCTGTTGATCAACAGGTGCTTCTGGTTCTACGGGTTGTGTGCCCCAAAGATCTTTCTCTTCTGGGGTGGCGGTTTGTTTGCGACTTGGCATAATCTATTCCTTTCGTTGCTATGCTAAAAAACACAGTGAACCCCCTGGCTCACTGTGGTGATTCTGTATTACTGGTTGCCTCGGGTAGGACCGCGTTTCATCCTAGTGTTGGGACTAATGCTCTTGAGACCTTTGACATCATCTGTGGCGGGACGATTGGATTTCATTCCTTCGCCACGCTGACCAAAAGCGTCTGTTACCATTGAGGCAATCTGTTGGAAGTATGATGAGCGATCGCTCTTCTCTGCCAAGAATGACTTTTGTTTTGTGACATTGCCTGCATTGCCCGAACGAGGACCTTGTGCTTGATTTGGATCTGCACGATGCATGTTGGCTGTGTTCTTTGTGCCTGGTGAGTTCTCATTGCTGATCTTCACTGGACCACGCGGTTTGTTTGATTGTGGAGTTTTCATTTTATACTGTTCCTGGTGTGATATACACATTGCCTGTGGCTGATTCGCCGGCCACTGAAATGAATATGTTGCCTGAGGCAAACTGTTTCTGTGGCACTGCATACACAATGCTCTGTCCTGGTGCCACCACTAGGCCTGCACCGTTGAAGTCTGATGTAGGCACAATGGCATCTACTTCACCATCTGTGAAGCCAATGTTCACTACCACAACATTGGCAGCATCTGGATTGAACACTAGAAAAGCAGTGGCTCCAGAGTTTTCTAAACTGACTTCTGTAGAGTCATCAGCGTAGTCAATGATGCCAGAGGCACCCACTGGTGTGAATACTGTTGTCATTGTTGATTACCTTTTGTTGGTCCACGACCCATGTTGAACTCTGTGCGTCCACATGCAGGCATGGCTGTTCCGCCACCGCGAACTTGTGATCCACGGTTGATTGAGTCACGCACTGAGCCTTGTGCTGGCACTGATGGCAGTGCTGATGTAGGCGGCTTCTTGCCTGCCTGGCTCATACCGGAATGATGGCATGTGCCGTCATTGCCTTTCTTGTTTGGTTGCTGTCCCATCTGCACCAAGCGACCATCATTTGAGTGGCCTGTGAACTTGTTGTGTGCATATTTGGTTGAACTCTTGTCAGTCTTGGAACTGCCGATTTCAAAATCCATTGATGAGGATTGGTCTTTGTTTGGACGCATCATTTTGTTTTTCCTTTGGGTTTGGTTTTCTTTGCTGTCTTGGCACTGTTGATGAATGCCGCGGCAGTGGGTGCTCCCTTTGAACCTGGCTTACGCATACGCTCACCACTACCGGATTTGATGCGTTCACGCTTGGCCTGGATGTTGGCGTAGAGTCCAGGTTTTTTCATTTTGGTTTCCTCTTGGTAACCTTCATGGTCTTGTTAGCAGGACGACCTTTCACAGCGGCCTTGGGGCCTGTGTCTTTTTTCTTTGCTTCACGCTGAACTGAATAGGCAATGGCTGCGGCCTGTTTAGGGTCTTTGCCTGCACGGATTTCAGTGGCAATGTTCTTGCCAATGGCTTTTTTGCTAGGTGATTTTATTAGTGGCATATGTTTATTTAGCGTCCCTTTGTGATTCTATAACTTGTGCAATGGCCGCGGCAAATGCTTCACGCTTGGCCTGCACCACATCTTCCGGTTCAGTGACTTCCACATCCAACAGCGTGGTGGCCACCTTGTCTACAATGATCTTTTCGTAGATCACACGATTACGGCGATCACCATCAAGAATGGTGTCACGGTAGCCTTCCATGAGACTTTCAAGAAAAGGTTTACCAATGGTCTTTTCAGCCTGCTCTAGGATTAGGCGTGCTGTGATCTTGTCAGTGGTTCCGCGAGGACGGCCGGCTCCTGGTCTGGCACCGCCCCATTTCTTTTCAGAATCTGCAGATGAATGACTTGAATCCTTTTCATGTTCCATAATGATATTTACCTAAGGGTGCAGAAACACGGGTATATCTATTTTGTGTGTTTTGGCGAAACAGAGTGTTGACGATAAATACTTTTACTTGTATACTATACACATAGTAAACAAACAAGGACACAACAATGAAACACCAAATCAGCAAACAGTTTGATAACACCGTAATCATTACCATAGAAGATGATGAAATCAACAGTTCAGAAAAAGAAGCTTATTTGGATTTGATCCTAAACAACTTTAGAGATGCTCATGGATCTTGGGGATTTCGTCACATCAACTCTGACAATGTTCAGTATGGTATACACAAAAGCATTTGGGACAACGCAGAGTTTCAAAAGAAATACATGTTGTTGATGTTGAGTTTA